GAGCTGTAGTAAACGTAAGTGTTGTTCCAGCACCATCTAAAGTATATGCTGTTACAACTACACCGTTAACTGTAGCTGACAAATCGTCAACACTACGGTAACTAAAAGGAATAGCGTATGCTGTAGTTGAACCGTTTCCAGTATATCTTACAAATGAATTAGCCATTATGTCCTATTTTGTGTTTATCTCTTCTAAAAGGGGTACTTTATTGATATTAGTAATTAATTAGATTTTGAAGCGTTTTTTCTTGTTGTATATAAACATTTCTATTTTGTTTAGCTTGTTTATAAGCTTCTCTTTCAGTTATATTTAATTTTTTAACTTCATCCATAATTTGAGGAAATTCATCACTCATTTTCCAGTAAGCTACATTTTCTACAGCATGTACTGTTTTTAATATAAATTGCTGTTGTTTATCTTTTGTATTTAAAATACCAGTAGGCTCTAACCATAAAGAACTCTTTTTATCTGATATTATTTTTTCTATATATTGTTGTAATGTGTGTTTACCATTTTTACTTACAAGACCTTGGTCATTTAATTTGAGTTCTGATTTAATTTCAAGCCATCTATCATAAGCTGTTTGTCCATTAGGATTTTTAATTGCTCTTAAATCTAATTCAGGAACATATTTATCCATGGAAGAAGGTTGTCTATAATCAATAGTTCTTTCTTCAAAGAATTTAGAAGTTGCACTATTTTTCCATTCTGTCATAGCAAACGGTGAAGACCATAAACCAGTCTCACCACCTAATCCAAATAACCATCCATTTTTTCTTTTTATTTTTTCACCAAACATATTTCTTTTTGGCATTGGTTTTTCCATTGGATTATCAGGAAAATAAGTTGACATTCTATCTGCTAATGACCACAAATCTTTTTCCCACTCATCTGTAACTCTGTCAACATATCTGACACCACCAGATAAAGGAAGAAATTTCATAGCTCCTCTTGATATTGTTGCTTCTATTTTTTGTTCTGGTTTTCTTGCTAATAAATCACCACCATTCTGAAATGATGCAATGGTATCAATAATATTTTTTGTATAAAATTTAGAAGTTAAATTTCTTGTTAAAGACAATGTTAAACCAACAGATAATTCAAGTGCCATTGATTCTAATTTAGGTGGCAAATCTTCATTAGTATTTAATACTTTATCTAACGTTTCTTTTATATCTGCAATAATAAAAAATGGAGTAAACACAGGGTCAAGTCTATTTAAAGAAATATACCTACCATCATCAGTAACATAAGAATATGGCTGCCAACCTGTTAATTGTTCTCTTTGTTGATTTTCTTTCCAATCTTTAGAGCCACCACCTGTAAATTTACCTGCCATCACAGCACCAACAGCTGTTGACATTAAAAGATAGCCAGCTTGTATTCTTGCATTTGCTTCAGCAGCTGCTTCAGGATTTAAATAATTTTTTCTTTTAAAAACTGGAAGTGAAGTAATTCCTGCACCAGCTTTTCTAACAAAACCTTTAAATGAACCTTGTTCAGCCATATCTTCAGCTTCTGCTAACATATGCCTCATTTGAAATTGATATCTACCAAATATTGGTAAATGTTGAAAATCCCATCTTAATAAATTTGATGGTGTATTAATAAAATGTAATCCAAAAACTCTTAACCATTTCCAATTAGGTTGTTGTGTGGCTTTTAAAACATCACCTGTAATTCCACCTTCTTCTAATCCTGTTACTGGATTTGTAGAATAAGCTGATTGTGTGTATGTTACTTCCCTAGCATATTGTAAAGGAGAATTAATTTGTTCTCCTACAGTTGTTCCAATAGCATTAGCAACACCTTTTTCATTTACATACTGACTTTCAATAGCTTTAAATTTTTGTTTATAATCTTGTGAAAATAATTTTCCTTTTAAAAATATACCATAGTCAGGATTTTGACGCATAATTTCAGTATTGATAATAGAAGCTAATCTAGCTTTAAATGTCATTGTTTTAAGAAATTCATCACCAGCTGCAAGAATACGCATAGGAATTGTTGTAGCAAATCCAGCAACTTCAAATGGAGTTTGTGCAACTTTACCTACAGCACTTCCAATAGCATCATTTGAAATTCTTGAAGATATATCTGCAAGTGGTTCTGTAAATAATTTAGCAGTCTCACTAATCCATCTTTGTAGTTGCCCTTGTCTTATATTACTATCAAACTTCATTTGCCCGCTATCTAAAGTGGCTCTTCCTTTTATTAAAGTTTTTCCAGCGGCTTTTAATGCATGTCCCATATAAACATATTGATAAACATATGTTTGAAAAGCTTCTCTAGCAATCTCAATTGCTCTTTGTTTATCAGCTCTAGCCATATTAGCTGCTCTTAATAACATAACAAAAGGTTTCCACTGAGTTTGTACTAATCCTGAAATCATGTTTATTATATGTGTGTCAGGAGAAGAAAGTAAATTATTATTAACATATTCAGCTGCTAAATCCCATTTATTTACTTTTCTAGCATTTTGCAAAGCTAATATAACTTGTTCATTATCATCAAGTTTACCAATAGCTTCAATGAATTTTTGTTTATCACCCTTTTTTAATTCAATCATTTTAGGTTCTTCAGGGCTTGCAATTAACTCAGCTGCTCTAACTTTATCTTTTATAATTCTTCCAGCTGTTGTACTTCTAGCTGCTGCTGTACCTAAATCAGAATTAATTTTAACTAATTCATCAAGACCAGAACTAATATCATCCCATTGTTTTTCAAGTTTAATTCTTTCTTTAGAAGACAAATCTGTTCTGGATAATTTATTAGCAATTTGAACTAATTCATCTGCATCTTTAGCTAACAAATCACCAGCAATAACTCTATAAGCAAATGCTTCTTTTGTTTTAGGGTCATCAGCCATTTTTTTAAGATTGTTTTTAATAACGGTAGGATTACCACCCATTTCTATTTCACGCCTAGCAGCAATTTCAACCATTTCATCTAAACTAATTGGGTCAGCACTATCAACTTTATCTATTAATTCTTGTGCTCTTTGTTTAATAACATATTGATAAACACCTTTTTTATAGCGTGTTATATTAATTGGGATTGTTGGCGGTTTATCCGCACTTGTTATAGGAGAGATTTTAATATTAAATCTGTTTTCAAACGTATCAGTAGAAATAGTTAAATCAGTTTCATCTGCTGCTTTTTGTGGTACGTTTTTGTATAGTTGAGATTCTTTCTTTGGAATTGCTAATGCTTCATATAATTGACGACCAGTAATTGTACTTTTTCCATATTCTTGTACATCAAGCAACTGTTTGACAGTTTGATTTTTTAAATTTTTAGTTGTCAAAGAAAAAGAACCAGCAGAAAACACACCACCAAATACAGTTCCAAAACCAAATCCAGCTGCTGTACTAAGAGCAGTTTGTTTTAAATCAAATTCATTTTGTATTCCTGATTGAATTGCAGTATTTTGCAATATAGAATCTTGAACACCATTAGTAATTGCACCAAAATAACCTTCATATAAAGCACCTTTAGTAACAGCCTGTCCAAGAGATGCTTTAGTAGATTGTCTTGCCAATTCTTCAATAGCCGCTTTATTTATTTCATTGGCCATTTTACCTTTTAATAATTCTTTAAGACCAATTTTAAAACTTTGTTTAGCCGCCTGTCCGCCAACGCCAACACCAATTAAATTAGCTGGGTCAGAAAGCATGGCACCACCATTATCAATTAACCAGCCACCAAAACTTCTATTAGGGTCATTCCAAAAAGATGGTAATGCTTCATAAGTTTGTTGTATGTATGCAAATTCTTTTAAACGTTTTTCATCTGTTTCCCCATATACATTTGCTAAATCCATTCCCATGGAAACAGTGTTGTTATTTCTCCATGACCTATCTTCATAGAAATATTCCAATAAGTCAGCTGCTGACATAGATTGAAATTTATCAGTGCCTTCTCTATATGAATAATAACTTTTTAAAGTATTATAGAAATTTTCAGTTTGAATTTCATTTAATGCTGCTTTTGCAGATTCTGCTTTTTTTAAATCATCTGTATTAACCGAAGAATAAATTGCTGGATTATCGGATAAAAATTCAGCCATTATTTATTACCTGTAGTTATCAATGCTTTAACAGCTTTATCAACATCTTCAACTTTCATGCCAAATGTAGTTGATACATTTTTTAATAGTTGGTTATAATCTATTTGTTCCATCACTTTAATCATGTCAGGAGTTAATTGAATATCTTTTAATGCTGTTTTTAAATAATTAGTGATATAAGGAATTTGTTTTTCATTTATAAAACGTTTTTTATCTGTTTCATTTAGGCTAAACCAAGAAGCATCTTTTCCAAAAAATGATAAATCTGGTTGAGGCATTTTAGCAACACCTTTATCTATTTCTAATTGTTTATTGATTGTTTGTAAAACTTTAGAAACACCTGTTTCTGCATATCTTTTTTGTTTTTGTTGTTCTTTTTCTGTTTTAGCTTTAAGCTCTTCTTCATAATCTGTAACAGATTTCATAGTAGGATTTAAGCTGTCAGGATTAAATCTGTCTCTAACAACATCTCCTAATTTTCTTATAAATTCATTTTTATCAATTGTTGTAGGAGATTTACCACCATGTTCAGTTTTATATGTTGTTTCATAATCAATAATTTCTTTATTCATATAAAAGATTGCATTACGAATTGCTTCTCCTGAATTAGGTTTTTCTTGACCAATAACACCTACATTAAAATTACCTTTAATAACTCCTATAATATTTTTTATTCCAGAAGTATAATTATAATCAGTTGCATAAACTGGTTTAGTTCCATTATTTTTATCTGTATTATATGTGCTGTAATATGTTAGAGCTTTGCTCCATTCTGATTTTGCTACATTATTATCTAATAAAACTTTGAAAACATCTGACTGACTTTCATATCTTCCTGAGAAAATATCACTAACTATTTTAGTAAATATTTGAGGGTCTGTATTTACATATCTATTAGTGTCCATCATTTTATCAAAAGAATCTAAAACATATGGATTTATTTTTGCTAATTTATTTCTTAATTCTAAATTTTCAGTGTGTGTTCTATCTCTCTCAGCTCCATTTTCATCTTTTACTTTACCTGTTACAGCATCAATAAATATGTTTTTAGTGTCTTCTTTTGTTTTGTAATCTTTAGAAACTCTTTCTTGATTCTCTAAAGTAACTCTTTTTGTGTTTAATTTTTGAACTAAATCATAAACATCTTTTCTTTTTGTATCAGTAAGAGAACCTCTCTGTGTACCATCTGTTCCAATTCCTCTATTATAAGTTAAGAAACTTAAAGCTTTATCAATTTCTTGTGTAGAAGTTGCTGAACTATAAATATTTTCAACTTGTCTTAACATGCCTTTAATACCTTCTTCATTAGAAGCATAAGTGCCATTTGGCAATTTAGTTTTAGTATATGAATCAACAACTCCCCAAGCTTCTTCCGCATTTTCAGCAACTGAAATTGTTTTTGCAATTCCTAATACTTTTTGTTCTCCAGCCCATTTGTTTCTTATTTCAGCATCTTGAATAGCATCTTTTGCTTTATATTGATTAAATACAGCAGCAAAACCAGCTGTATAAGATTTATCTTTAGTTGCAAAATCAGGATAAAATTGTTTATAGAATGCTGGTAAATTAGTTTTTTGAAAATCATAATCACTTTTATTTTTTTCAATTTCTGCAATTGTCTCGGCAGCTGCCTGTCTTCCTGTGTGATATGCAACTGTTTTTTCAACAAATACACCTTCTAATTCAGGATGTTGACCAGCTAAAATTTCTTCTTGTACTGTTTTAGAATCTTTAGTAGTTAATAATGAATTTACTTTATTTTTAGCTTCTTCTTTCTGCATGTCAATTTCTTGACCTAAAACTTTACTTAAAGCAGGATTAACTTCTCGTTGTAAAATATTTATTAAATCTGTTACATCACTTTTGCTAGATGAAGCTACTTGTCCAGCAAAAGCTGCACCCATATATTTATTACTAATTTTTGATTGATAAGCCATAATTTATTTTATTTTGTTGGAGATTGTGCTTTTTTATAATCAGAATAACCAGTAGCAGCTTGTGTTCCTATTTGGAATAATAATCCTGTTCTACTAGGCATCACAACTGGAGCTATACTGTTATATCTTCTTAATTGTGCTGCGTATGCTTCTTTTTCTTGTCCAGAAGCTTTTGAAATATCTGCTTCATAATCTCTTGTTATATCTAAAAATTGCATATCTGCTGTTCCAGCAATATCTTGTATAATTTTATCTGGATTACCAGCATTTAAATTTAAATTTTGTGCAGCTTTTTTGTTTGCCTCTTGTTGTAATTTAAATTCTTCAGCTTTTTTTTCTCTACTTGCAGATACAACTTCTGCATCTATTTTTGATAAATCATATAAATATGCTTGGTCGGAATTTTTTCTTGTCTGTTCATTTGCAGCCTCTTGATTTCTTGCAATAGCTTGTTTACTTTGAAAATCTTGAATCGTTGTACCTACTTTAAATATTGCCATTGCAATCTGAGCACTTGCTAAATCACACATTATTTGTTTCCTTTATCATTAATAAAAATGGCATTTTGCCAAAACCATATTCTCCTATTTCTGTTTTAGGTTCAAACCCTAAATATTGAAGCCATTTAAGTGACTTCCAATTTCTTTTATCTACAAAATTATATAAATATTTATAATCTTTTCCCATTTCTTTTATCCAATAAGGACATTCTTTCATAAATTGTTTAGTGTGTCTAAATAACTTTTCACTAGACAATAACCAAGCAACACCATAATCAGGTTCTGCACAAGCAGCTACACCAAACATTCCAATTACACCTTCTGATTCAGTGCCAACAATACTAAATATTTTATTTTTAGGCTGTGTAAATGGAAATACTAAAGCTTCTAACGGTGTTAAATTATTAGATGCTTTTATTTCAAGTCTATCATCTTTTCTTATTTTGGGTGCTAATTCCAAACAATCTTTTAATATAGCTGGTCTTACATAGTTTTCTTTAATCATTTAAATCCTTCTTGAACGATTGTGGTAATATCCTTCTACTTCTGCACTAGCAATGTACATTGGTAAATGAGAATTACTTTTAATATCTAATGTAAAATCAGTATTTTTAGCAGATACAGGAACTCTTAATGTGCCTGAGTTAATTGCTGGAACTCCAACTTTACTTGTTGCAGTACCAATGATATAACCATTCATAATTGAATTACTAACAGTTCTTCCTGTTGGTGTAACTTGAATTTCAAAATATCCAGAATTTTCATAATTAAAAGATATATTTCTAATTTGATATCTTCCAGAAGTTATTGCAACTAATCCTCTACCAGAAGTTTCCCTTATATATTGAGGTGACAATCTATATTGAGAATAAAATGGAATACCAATATAAACACTTGTGTGATTTCCTTCTAATGTGTAATTAGAACCTGTTGTATTTGTTAAAGAATAATTATTTCCATTAACTGCATCAACAGCTATTAAACCTGTTTTAACACCATAAGGTGAAGTAATTGTTGTTAAATTAGTTCCTGAATCATATGTTCCTGTAACTAATTTTTTTAAATCTAAATAAACATTAAAACCTATTGTAGTATCTTTTAAATTTCTTAAATCTAATCTTAATAATTTTGTAGTAGTTCCTTCCACAACCATTAAATAAATAAAACTTTCAAGAGATACACCACCTAATATTTTAGCATTAGGAAAATTCCATTTAGACCATGCTGTCTGCACTTTTTCACCTTTATCAAAAAAGTATTTATAAATATAAACATCAGCAGCATTAGTAGAAGTTATGTTTGAGCCAGCAACATAAGGTGCTGTTTGTGCATCATCAGCATCAGCTGCTAAAACAATTAAAGTGTCTTCTGTAGTATTACTTATTAATTGATAAGTATTAGTAGGTATTAAATCTTGTACTGAAACTGTAATGTCTAATCCATCATTTGTTAATGTATTATCATCAGCAAAATATTCTCTTAAAGCAGTGTTATTGTTTCTTGCTTGTGAAAAATATGCAAATTTACCAGCAGATACAGGTCTAACATTCGGGTCATGCCCAAAACTAGAAACTTCATTTAACACAGCTGTTGTAGGAGTAATGGAAGTTTCGCCTGAACTTCCTAATCTATATTGTGCTGTTTCTGAAAATAATAATAAAGATTCATTAAATGAAACTGAGTTCCATAAAGTATTAATTTGTATTCCTGAAGCAGCAATATCAATAGGGTCAGTATCTAATGATTGAGTTACAGTAATTGAATATAAATTAAAAAAACTTGCATTTTCTGTTAATATTAAATTTTGACCAGCTAAAAATCCAAGTCTATTTTTATGAAATGTTAAATTGTTAATTTTTCTACCAACAAAAGATGGGTCTGGATTTGAATCTGCGTCACCAACTTTTCTATCATCCCAATCTAATTCTTTAAATGTAAATGTACCATCATTATTATTTATTAATGCATGTGGCATAGTGGAATTATCTAAACCAAGACTTGTATCAGGTGCAATGCACTCTGACCAAGTACCATCAACTACAAACTCAACCCAATAATCAGTTAAAGCATCTCCTTCTGCACCAATGATTTTAATTTTACTCCCAGTTAATGCATGATAAGGTAATTTTGTAAAATCATTTATTTCATCTCTAATAGCATAAAATGAATTATTGCCTTCACCATCTCCAGATTCAATGGTATAATTAGAATCATTATCTTTAGGTTCACCATAGATAACAGAGTTCATTAATTGAAAATCAAAATAAGTTGTAAAACCTGAATAATTATTTAAACCTTGTGTTGTAGATAAAGTAGCATTTGTATCAGTTCTAACTATTTTAACAGAAGCTGAAGATGAACCATTCCAGTATTGACTAGAAGTACCATACATAACAATATCGGCAATATGTTTAGTATCTCTATAAATTGTATCACTATTTGCACTTGAGCCATTAGGCATTTGTAAACGAAATTCCAAACCATATCCAAGTGCTGCTTGCATATCTGGATGTGTTAATTTAACTGTGTATTCTGAGCCCCAATTAGTAGTAACACAATTAATATAAAATTCTTCATTTTTAACTGGACTTTTATTTGTATCAGCAGCAACTGTTACAGATTTATTTGTTATGAAAGTATAATCAGCTATATTAACTAATTTAAAATCTTTTCTAGGATGTGTAGAACTTAAATAACCAGAACCACTAGCTATTGTAACTGTTTTTTCGTTGCCATTTAAATCCCAAACTCTAACACCACCGTTGTAAAAAGCAACAATATATTGATTGTTTTGGTCTCTTTGTATTTGCCAAAATTTAGTGGTATTTGGAAATACATTGGTAGCATCTAAAGTAGCGATATATTCAAATGAAGGTCTTTTAGATAATCCATCTACAATATTGTTTTGCAGATTAATTTGTATTTCACCTTGATTGATACCTCTTTGTGTTGGTGTTTGTTGTGAGATACCATTCAGAAAATTTGGAATACTCTGAGATACTACTCCACCCATTAGTAAGTCCTTCTAGTTGGTCTGTTTATAATTGAATATGTATTGTAATCACCTTCTAAAATATTAACATCTGCTTCTTGACTGTCAGCTTGATGAAATGCCATTAATGCTTCTTGTTCATCATTTGCTATCAATTCAACAATTCCTTTGTCTCCTAAAAATCTTGAAGCAAATCTTCTTGATGCTTTTGCTGTAATATATTGTCTAGCATATTCTGGAAGCTGTTCAAATTGTTGAACCAATACTAAATCAACAGAAGCAGGAGCACTTGTAAAAATATCAGTGTGCCTGTCTAAATCATATAAATAACCATTTCTCATGGTATAATTTAAATGTCTATAATCATTACTTGCGTCAGCTTTAACACAGTTAGATGGTAAAGGTATTCTATTATCTTGGTCAAGAGCTAATGAAGTCCATTTGTAATGTGTGTTAAAATGCCATCCAAGACTTTGAATAGACATTGAAGTTTCATCTAAAATATTTTTTGCTGTAGATACATCAACAGTTGTTGTCCCTGTAATAGAGTTAACTGGTGCTTCACCAATAACAGACAACATAATGTTTATCGCTTGTAGCTCAGTTGTGGGTGTAATTTGTGTACTCATAATCTCCTATAAATATATTTTAGATAAAACTAGGGGACAGTTTCCCATCCCCTAGACTTGTTAATTAAGATATTTTAACTTTCTTTTCTTGTTTTTCTTCTGGAAGTTTTTGTTCCACAGATACTTCAAGAATACCATCTTTGTAATCTGCTTTTACAACGTTTGTGTATTCAGCCAATTTGAAAGCTTGTTCAAATGACCTTTCCCCAATACCTTTGTATAAGAAATCACCTGTAGATGATTTATCTTTTTTACCTTTAATTTTTAAAACATTTTCTTTAACAGTAACATCAATTTCAGATTTTCCGAAACCAGCTAATGCCATAGAAATTTTGTACTCACCATCTTTTACTTTTTCAATATTGTATGGTGGGTAACCAATTGTTTTAACTTTAGACAATTCATTAAATAGGTCATCAAAACCTATTGAGAATGCCTTAAACGGTGTAAAGTCTAGTGTCATATTTTCTCCTTTGTTAAGCGAGTTGATTTAAAGCACCCACTAGAGGCGTACTTTAAATGTTTATTATTAGTAGAAAAGGGGAACCTAAGTCCCCCTAATCTATTGAGTGGTTATTAAAGATTAAACTTCTTTAATACCAACTGCTGCTTCAGGTCTCAGAACTCCGTGACCCATAGCGTATTTAGCAACCATTAATGTTCCTTGTCTTCTGATATCGTATTCAGATTCAACAGCCAAGTCCATTAATTTTACAGTTCCAACCGCACTTGGGTGAGACACTAAGCAAACATAGTTTGTTAAAGTCACAGCTTGTGGGTTAGAAGCTCCAGCAGTTGCAGAACCAGCCGCAGGGGCAGTAGAAATGGCAGCTGCAATCTCACTGAAGTGAGCAGTAGGAATTAGTTCAATTCCTGCAACTTTCATAACTTTACCATCTGCAATTGAACCTTGACCACTAAAGTCAACATTCACTACATTAGTTCCGTTTGCTAGTTTGTAGTATTCTTCCAATTTAATGAAAGCTTTTCTACCTTCTTTTGGTACATAGTTAGCATCTAAAGCTTTAGCTGCATCAAACAATGAATCAATCATTGCATTTGCTGCTGTAGAAGCTGTAGCACTAGCGATACCAGTGTTAGTTATTACAGTTCCTGCTCCATAGCCTGAATCAGCTACGTTTGCAGAAGCTTGTGCTGCTTGACCAATAGTTTGTAAGATATGCTTATCTTTTTGGAAAGCAAGTGCTCTACCGATTTCAGTAGAATATGCACTTCTTACATCCCAGTGGTTTTTAGCTTCT